TCAGCGGGTGGACGCCAGCGCACCGTTCATTTCGCGATCGGTGTGGACGGCGTGCGGCGGTGAGGTTGTATCGAGTTTTGGCGGGCTACCGGTGTTTGCGGGGCTCGATCTGTCGAGTACGTCGGACCTGACGGCATTTGTGGCGATGGCCCCGGTCGGGGAGGGCTGGCACGTCAAGCCGACGTTCTGGCTTCCCGAGGTGGGGCTGCGGGAGAAGTCGCGCACGGATCGGGTGCCTTACGATGTTTGGGCACGGCAAGGGTTCCTGAAGACAACGCCCGGGCCATCGATCGAGTATCGCTTCGTTGCTGCATGGCTGTGGGATTTCTGCGCCGAGAACGACGTGCGCAAGATCGCCTTCGATCGGTGGGGCTTCCGCTACCTGCGGCCGCTCTTGGCCGAGGTCGGTTTCCCGGAGGAAAAGATCGACGGCAGCGAAGGCGCGCTGTTCGAGGACTTCATCCAGGGGCCGAAGACGTTCAGCCCGGCGCTGCTTTCGTTGGAAAGTATGCTGCTGAACGGGAAGATATCGCACGGCGGGCACCCGGTTCTGACGATGTGCGCCGAGAACGCGACGGTGAAGGCCGACGCGCAGGGCAACCGGATGCTGGACAAGGCGAAGTCGCACGGTCGGATCGACGGCATGGTGGCCTTAGCCATGAGCACAGCGATGGCGGGAACGTACCAGGCCGTCACCTCTGCCGACGTTATGGCGATGATCGCCTGAGGGGGGAATGATGCGGATTGGTGGACTATCCTTGCTGACGGCCACGAACAGCCCGCGCGTCTGGACTGTCGCCGCGTGGCACTCGCCGCATTCGCTTACGTGGTCGTGGCTGATCCATCTCGGTGCGGGCCGACCGACATTCAAGCCGCATTGGTTCCGGCACAAGCACAAGCCTTGGTCCGGGCTGTCGTTCGGTTTTGGCACGCTGTTTTCGGTTTCGGCGTATCGAAACAACCAAGGCTGGCAGGGCGGATTGTGTCTCGGCGGGTTGGACTTCCGCTTCCAGCGGCAAGAGCCGATGTGGTACAGGGATTTGTATATTCGGTTGCGGGACGAGCAGGATCAGCGGGACGGGCTGCTCTGGGTGAACGACAATCACCCGCACAAGATTCACACGCCGAAACCGCAGCCATCTGCAACCCATGCCGGCGGGATCGCCTGATGGCGCGGATGTTGCGACTGACCGGCAAGGGCCCGGTCCGATCGATCCCGGTTAGCGTCACGCCCCCGGTTCTCAGTGGGACGGCAACGGTGGGGCAAGTGCTGACCTGCAGCACCGGCGAATGGTGGGGCGGGCCGACGCCAACCTATTCATTCCAGTGGGTGCGCGGCGCCTCGACGGATGTGCCAGGAGCCACCTCGGCGACGAAGACGGTGGTGGCCGGGGATCAGACCTTCACGCTCAAGTGCCGGGTCACGGCGACGAACGATGCCGGCTCTACGACGGCGACGAGCGCGGCGACCGGCACTATCGCGTAAAGGACTAACCTATATGGAAATGATTCGCGATGCTGCTCGCCTCGAACGGCGAGCGCATGTCTCAGATGATGGCGGTCTGGACTTTATCTTGTCCGACGAGACTGTCGATAGCTACGGCACGATCATCGATGCGCGCGGCTGGGATTTGTCCCGCTTTCAGCGCAACCCCATTGCGCTGTTTATGCACGATCAGAACTTCATCGTCGGCCGCTGGGAAAATATTCGGGTCGAGGGGAATAAACTGCTCGGGAGACTGCGGTTGGCGGCGCGGGGATCATCGCAGCGGATTGACGAGATCATCTCCCTTGTTGAGCAGGGCATCCTGCGCGCGGTGTCGGTCGGCTTCAACATCATTGAGAGCAAGCCGGACGGCAAAAACGTCGTGCGTATCACCAAGCAACTACTGGCTGAGGTGTCGCTGGTAGCGATCCCGTCCAACCCATCGGCGCTCGCGGCAGCGCGGGCAATGCACATTTCCGACGACACGATCCGTCTGGCCTTCGGCGAGCACGCCGATGGGGGGCCGGCGGTGGTTCGTCGTTCTACCGGCGAGCACGCCGCATCCCAAACTCCCATGAAAGCTAAGGCAATGACCCTTTCAGACCGCATCGTGGATGCGCAGACCAGCATTGTCGCCATGCGCGATGCCCTCACCGAGCTCTCGGGCGCCGACGCGCTGGACCTCGACAAGATCGAAGACCTGAACGTCAGGATCGAGAAGGCGGACGGCGAGCTTGCCGTCATGCGCCGCACCGAGGCCGCGCTCGCCGGCACCAGCGGCGGCACCGCCATTGCCCGCAGCACCCCGGCGGCGCCCGCGGTCAACCGCCTGCCGTTCAACATGGCGCACAAGCAGAAGGAAGTGCCCCTCGGCGACTACGTGCTCCGGGCGCATGTCGTGAACGCGCTGGCGAAGATCACTCAGCGCAGCCGCTCGGAGGTGATGGAGGAGCGGTACGGCAACGATGAGTTCACTCAGAAGGTGTTCAACCTCGTCACCCGTGCCGCATCGGCGCCGGCCACCACCACCGGTTCCGGCTGGGCCGACACCTTGGTGCAGACATCGGTCGCCGAATTCCTCGACACCCTGACGGCGGCGTCGGTCTTCCCGGGCCTTTCCTCGCGCGGTATCCGCACCGGCTTCGGGCGATCCGGAACCATCTCGTTCCCGGCACGATCCGCGACGCCGGCATCCGTGTCCGGCGCCTTCGTGGGGCAGGGCGGCGCGATCCCGGTCAAGCAGGCGCTCTTCACGCCGATCACCCTCAGCATTAAAAAGCTCGGGGTCATCACGACGTTCACCCGCGAGATCTCCGAGCACTCGACGCCGGACATCGAGGGGCTGCTGCGCCGCTTCATCACCGAGGACACCAGCGCGACGATCGACGCGCTGCTCGTGAGCAACACCGCAGTCACTGCCACCGCTCCTGCCGGTATCCGCAACGGCGTCTCGACAACTACGGCGACGGTCGGTGGCGGCTTCACGGCTCTGGTCGGCGACGTGGTGGCGCTCTCCACTGCGCTGGTCTCGTCGAGCAACGGCAACCTGCGCTCGCCGGTTTGGCTCATGAACCCGATCCAGGCAATGCGGATCTCACTGACGCAGAATGCGGGCGGCGACTTCTCCTTTGCCGCGGACATGCGCAACGGCACGCTGGCCGGCTATCCCGTGCTGCAGTCCACCACTGTCACCGCGGGGATGGTCATCCTCGTGGATGCGGCGGACTTCGTCTCGGTCACGGGCGACGACATGCGGTTCGACATCTCGGATCAGGCGACGATCCACATGGAGGACACGACGCCGCTGCCGATCGCGACCGGTGCTCAGGGATCGGGCGTGCTCGCCACTCCGACCCGCTCGCTGTGGCAGACGGACTCGCTCGGCTTGCGGATGATCATGGATCTCAACTGGGCCCTGCTCCGCACCGGCAATGTCGCTTGGACGAGCTCGGTTACTTGGTGATCTAAAAGCGGGCGCCCGTGCTTAACGGGCGCCCGCTTGCTTCCAACGGAGCGCGAAGACACTGGCCATCGCGCTAAGGAGCAGAACGCCGCCGGCAGGAAGCGGGATCGGCGCTACCGGGGGCGTGCGGGTCCAGGTTCCTGGCCCGTCAGCAGCCCAATACAGGCCATCGGTAGTGACGCAATCGTATGGGCCCGAGCAAACCCCATTGGCATTGAAGCTGGAGATGTTCCATTCGCTGTCACTCTGGTGGTTCACCAGCAGCCGCCAGACGTCGAGCACACCGTCAGTGAAGTCGAGAAGGAGGCTCTTGTGGTCCTCCACATGATATATGTCATTGAAGAATAACGAGGCGTCTGCCTCGCTCGAGGGCATCACCGGCTCCTCGACAAAGAATGACGGCGGACGGTACCCAGCGCAGTCTTCCGTTTCGCAAGTGAACTGCACAGTTTGGCCGGTGTCCTTGTAGAAGATGGACTGGTCGATCCGGTACGGGGTTGGATCCCCATAATCCAACGCGCCGATCCTGAACTGGAAGCGGATGTTGCCATCGCCC